TCCAACTGAGATACTTTGATGCTCTTAAATACATCTCCGATATCTGTCTCAGCAGTGTTAGTATCTGCACCATTAGTAACTGCAATCCACTTCTCATATGCACTACGTAGTGCGAAGGAATCATCGTTATAAAATGTTGCTGTCCATGTTTCATAAGTTCTGTCGCCAGGAACTTTAACAACACGTCCTCTAAATGGAAGTTCAACTGTACCTACGTTTGTTGCTGGTAATGCAGCAGACTTACACATATAACCCACAGCATCTTCAACACCGTCGATTTGATTATCAGGTGGAGTTACACCTGGTATATCCCAAGTGTGAGAAACTTGGAATAGGTTTGGTCTTACGCCACCTCGAATTGCTTGTTGGAACGTTAAGAGTCCTAATGGTTTGGCTTCTGCCATTTGTTTTGCTCCTTAATTAATTATCTTTTGGGGACGACCTCTTCAAAGCTGACACCAGTACGTGTAGCGATAAAGGTCAATGTGATGAAGTTGATTGAGCGTGCAGGCTTGATATAGAAATCAGCCTTAAACTCGTTTGCGTCAATGACTGCACCAGTGTTATTGGTTTCGTCACAGACAACTAAGAAGTCGGTGATACCTCTTTCAGCTTGAATGCTTCTAAGATATGGTTCAACAACATTCTTGAAGTTGTTACGAGTGAACTCGTCATTAAGTTCAAAAAGAACCCCCTTCGCAGCATTACCGATAGTCTTTTCTATCACGTTGAAAAGACGACGGACGTTGATGCGATCAAAAGCAGATGGTGAAGCGAGAGCAGTTTTGTCACCGAAGAGTACAATACCTTGACCAGGAAGAGAAGTAATTGGATTAATTCTATTCTGATAAAGAAGATCTCTTTCAGTTCTTGTTGGTGAGAATGCTAACTTAACAGCATTCTTGATGTTACCACGATTTAAACCTGCGGGTGAGAACCAAGGTAAACCGTTAGCAGTAGTAGCAGCACATAAACCAGCGGTGTCTCCGTTGCCAGGTATGTAACGATACTTGTCTGCAAATCTGTCGTAGACATACTTCCAACCATTGTCAAACACACCAAATGATGTTGCTTGCATTGTATCGTAGAAGTCAACTACGTTTTGTGCTTGTGTTGCGGAACTTGTAACTCCAACAACATCTCCTCTGTATGGTGAGAGGAATGCAATACAATCTTTTCTTGCGGATGCAATTGTTAATGCAGCAGCTGCAATTGCTTTTGTATTGCTCTTTGCGGATGCACCTGAACCTATGTCGCCAGGACCCATGAGTAGATAATCTATCTCAACTGTTTCAGTATCTGCAAACTCTTGCATTGCTGAAATAATTTCTCCAGAAGTTGCTCCACCTGATTCTGCACCTTTAATAAAGGTGTAAGAGTTATAACCTAAAAGGTCAAAGGTAGTTGTAGCAGCATTTCCTTTGTTGTTAGTGCCTGCAATATTACCACCAGTAATTTCTTGATTAGCACTTACGTCATAGACACCTGCAGATTCATGAGAACCCCAGTAGATCCAATTTGATTTGTCTAAAAGAACTTGTGGGTAATAGTTTTGAGCACCCTCAGATGTTCTACCATTGTTTGCTTTTGAGAGATATGTAAATTTCTCAACAACAGTGTTTGGTGCACCAGTAATTTCACCAGTAGCATCGTACACTACAACGTGTAGTTCATCATTCTTACCACCACGTGTGTCAACATAAGGTGAAGTGCCTGGTCTAGGACCTATGGCTGACCACTTAAGAGCAGGCTTGTTTCCTACCGCAGGAAAAACTTCTTGCTCATCGTACCAAACTGATTTAGCTGTTACGTTAAGGTCGGTAACACCGTTCTCAATAACGTCAGTTGCTATCCAAGTATCTGAAGTAATCAAAGAGACTTTGTTGTTAGCACCATCCCATGCAAAGATGTATCCAGACTTCGCACCATTAGGGCTAGCGGATGCAGTCTGAACCTGAGTACCTACAGTTGTTGTGGTAAGAGCACCATCAAGAGTTAGAGTAACATCAGCACCTTGGTCAATAGTCGCAACTCTCAAAGAGTTTTGATCAGCACCTACGTTTCTTGCTGCAAACTTAAATGGATTATTACCTGCGTAAAAATAATTTGCTTCGTATACATCTTTCGTTGGAATTGAGAGAGTGTATGGTGAAGTTACTGCATCGTCGGATGCTGTTAGTTGTCCTGATGTGGCACAACGAACTACGTCGATGACACCACCGTATGATAAGAAACTAGCGGCTGTCCACCATGTTTCAGCATTATCATCAGTTGGTTCACCGAAGGTTTCAATTAATTGAGCTTCTGTTGATATACGAACTGGTTCTAATACTGGTCCTTTTAGGAAGGCACCAGCAATTGCTCCAACGTTTACTTCAACCGTCTCAATCGACCCAATGGTGAGATCTCTTTCTTGTATCTCAACTCCTGGCGATAAGAGCGTGCTAGCCATGCGATTACTCCTGTAGATAAATCAATTTTTGTCTATAGTTATTTAGAAATTGGAGCTTTTTCAGCGATACTCCCACATAAAATTTCTATCACCATACTCATCTAGGTTCCAATTAGCTGGATCTTTCTCGTTCATATCAATAGTCCAGATACTTCCATCACTGTCTACTATCCGATCATCTTCCAACCCATCATCAATAAATCCAAATGGTGCCATGTCTTGTTCAATGGCATTTTTCTGTTCTTCATATATCCTTCTTCTAATGTCCTGATCAGTCATCTCTTTAAAATATTCTTGTTGGACTAACCATGAAAAGATAACCAAACACATTACTAGGTCGTCATGATATCCTTCATCGGCCTCAAATGACTGTTTATTTTGTATAAAAGTAGTTAGTTCTGCTACTATATTATAGTCTCTTACCAATAACTTATCATCTTCTATCAGTGTTTTGAGATTAGAGCATCCTTGTGCTTTGACAGTCTTGCTCATCTTTACACCCATTTGTGTCTTGTTACCTGAGAAACCAGTGCCCACTACTTGACCTGCTCGACCACGCATAGCACACATAAGAACGTTTTCATATTCTATGTCGTAGAATAAACTAGAAGCAACTGCTTCTCCTATATCATTTACTTCTATTAGAGTGTAAGCATTGTTATAATTCGTTGCAACATTATAAATGATGTTCGGGAATAGCATAGGTCTTACATCTTTATCCCTGTATTTTGCCACCAATCTCCATGGTGCGTGCGTAATATCAATTACTACAAATGCAGAGTAATCCTGTGCAAGGCCACGAGATACGTCTACGCATATAATATAATCGTGCTCAGGTATTGGGTTTTCATACACATCAAGAGATCCATTTGTAGATATAACGTCATCATAAACCAGTGTTCTGAGTTTGGCAGCACTGATTAAAGTATCAACAGATCCTAGGAACTCGCACTCAAATTCCTGTGTAAACTGTCGCTCAGATGTATTTGCTATAGTTGTTTCTTTCCACTTAGCATCTCTGCCTGGCACTTTTGACCAGTGAACTTCTGTCCATGCATATCCATTTCTTCCTTTCTGTGCATCTACCCACAACTTATAGAAGTGGTTCATACCATAGGGTGTAGAGATAATTATTACTTTTGTCTTGGTACCAGAAGTGATAGTAGGATATACTGAGCTAAAGAATGCCTCAGCAATATGATTAGGAACAAAGGCAAACTCGTCCAAAAATATAATGTTGAAAGACATACCTCTAACTGCAGATGCAGAGGTAGATGCTGCCAGTATTTTAGATCCATTCTCTAACTCCATGCTACCTTTATTATATACAACAATACCTTGCTGTAGCCACAAAGGTAATTGCTCATATGCTAATTGTAATCTTCCGAGCAAGTCTCTAGCAGTAGATAACTTGTTGGCAAGAATACCAATATTAACATTGTCATTGAACAAAGCATAGTGTAAAAGATAAGACACACAAGTAGTTGACTTACCAGTCTGTCGAGGTAACTTTGCTATATTAAATCTATGTTCATGAAACTTTTCAATTAACTCTTCTTGAAAATCCCACATCTTAAATGGAACTATACCCTCATCAAGAGATATGATTTTAATATAGTTCTTAGCAAAATATACAGGATCTTCTTTGCACTTGAGGTATTCCTCAATCTGCTCTTGAGTAAATTGTATTTCAGTACCAACCTTTTTTAGGTTGGGGTTACCAAGATAAAAATTCGATGGATCAGTCGCCATGTGTCACTAAATATTCTTCCGCTTCTTTTCTAGTATCAAACCAGTGCAAACGACGATTAAGCTGCACCTCATACTTATGAGTAATAGGATCCATTCCTATTACGCCCTCGTAATCCATCCAATCAAGATCTAGAAGATCCTCGCTGACCATTGACATGAGACTTCTCCTCTGCTGCGATTTCATATTCTAGCATAGAGCGTAGAATAGTTGCACGAGTTGTATCATTGAATGCCTCCAAAACTCTAAGTTCTGCACGCATTTCTTCAACTCTAGACATATTTAGTCTCCTATAATTAACAGTTCCAAGCACGAAGTGACTTGTTTATACGACTGTCAGGATCTCTGGCAGTCTTTTTACTTGTCAACTTCTTCTTCATACCTTTCATTCTAGCACAGAAACTTGCTCTTCGCTTGTTCCCCTTCTTCTTACTTGGTGCTTTTAAATCACTGCCAGGATTTTCTCTCTCGTATGACTTACGACCTTTTTCGTTCAGTCCACCAGATTTATTCTTACCTTCTTTTCTCTGCCATGCAGACTCAGCCTTCATTTTGTGCTTCTCTGCACATGTAACCTTCTGACATTTCTTACATTCAGGACACCATTTAGTTCCTTCAGGACATTTTTCTTCTAATATATCTTCCTCTTTCACACAATTTGGAACTGCTCTACCATCTTTCATCTTAGTTCCTTTTGCTTTATAACCTGTCCAACAAGTTTTCTTTTTAGGATCTCTGCCGATGTTTCTCTTTGCTTGTGCTAATGAAGTTTCCTCACCGTAATTATTGAAAGCACCCATTGAAGCAGTATCATTATCTGTTCCCATTTCTTCAGAACCAGACTTAGTTGGTTCTTTCTTTTTCTTTACCTTCTTATATCCTTCAGTTGCAAGTACAACAGGTCCTTGAGTAGGATCTGATTCATGATACTTAATTACCCTACTGCCAGGATAAACACTATCTGCTATTTTCTGTGCTTGTGGCCTTTGAAGTTTTTGTAACTTAGACCTAAACACAGTAATATCATATTCTCTACCTCTCCATACGAGAGTAAGAACATAGTATCTTCCGTACATTGTAGGTATTCTAGTTGTCATGCTGAGATAGGATTGTTGTCTTTGTCGTGACGCTGATACGCAGCAGGAGTTCTAGGACTGTTATCAGTGTTCCTTGCTTGAAACGTGCCAGGTGTTCTTGCAGTATTGTTGGTGTTACGAGCTTGATAGTCAGCGTTAAAGTTTTCATACGTGACTGTGCTCCAACCCTCATTTCCTGAGAACTGGTTTACCGTAGTCTTGCCTGGTTGAGGACTGACTGGGTTATTGTCTTTGTCGTGTCTGATGTATGCCATAAGATTATTTATCTTTTTTCTTCGATGCATTTTTCAGCATCTTTTGTAGGTCAGCAGTGCTACCAACAAACAAAGAGTTGTTAGTTACCACTTTTTTAGCACTCTCTTCTTTGACATTTTTCCTGTCTTTCTGTAGTGCCATTAATTTGTCGGCTACATCTCCGACGTTTTTGATGAGTTGTCCAGCAACTTCGTATGCTCTAGGGTGATCAGAAGACATAGCCAAATCAAGAGCACCGTTGACAGCTTCTTGTCCTTTATCCACCAAGGAGTAAAGATTGGATCTGGCGTATTCATAGTCATCTTGTACCTCGTCTTTCCCTTTTACAGGTTGTGTTCTTTCAGGAGTTACTTCAGCTGAGACTGCTTCTACAGTCTCAAATGCTTTATCTAATCCTGACATGTCTTCGTTATTCATAATAAGATACCGTCTCGCTAAATCCAAAGTCATCTTCACCAGTTAACA